CACGCATAGGTTAAGAATTTCAGGATCCCAATTGCAGTTTCAGGACACAGTGATTGGTTCACTAAAGATGGGTCCAAACGGACCCGCGATAGCGACCGCTCACCGTGATGCTGTAGCTGTTCTCCAGAACGAGTCGTTATGGGAAGGCATTTATACATTAGCCAAGAGAAGTCATTCTCTTTGGATATGTAGAATGCTCCACAATAACGCCAAGGTTACTGAAGGACAATGGAACACTGGCCGCATCGCCCTCATTCCTGAGGGTGGATGTAAGACCAGGACCATTGCAATTGGTGACTATTGGTCACAAAATGTTCTAAGACCTATTCATGATAGAATCATGAGTATCCTTAGACGTCTTGATACCAACGGTACATACGAACAAGGATACCAATTTGATAGAATTCAAATTGAATCCGAAGATCGTTTTACCGATAGTATAGACGCGACTTCATGGACAGATCGATTTCCTATTGAACTACAAGAGATATTGCTATCTCATGTATACGATAAAGAAATCGCTCTGGCATGGAGACACGTCTTGACTAATAGGGAATTCGCATATAAAGATACAAGCTTGGTGTGGGGAAGGGGACAGCCACTAGGATTATTATCCTCTTGGGCTGTTGCCTCCCTTACACACCATGCCTTCACTGAGTATTGTGCATTTAAGGCAACCAAGAAACTTGGTTTCCGTAAGTATGCAATACTTGGTGATGATATCGTTATATGGGACAAGTCGGTTTCCACTATGTATCGGAAATTGATGAAAGAGATTGGAGTTTCCATCTCAGAATCAAAATCCTTTACGTCTCAGACCGGTGCGTTCTTTGAGTTCGCAAAGCGAATATCACTGAACGGCGAAGAGTATAGCGGAATCAAATGGAACGTCTTTAATAAGACCTCCACCCTGGATGGGTGGATGGACTTAACAAGAGTTCTAGATGAAAGACACTTTACTCGTCCACTGGACCGAGTGTGGTTTCCCCGGGATCTCTCATCAAAGAGATCCCGACATCTTGCCTTTCTACTCTTAGAGAGGTATGGACCTGGGCTGTGCCCCTATTTGAATAGGGTAACACAGGAATCCATGTTCACACCTGAACTCCACGAAAGACTAATTAAAGAAATGAAATTAGTCCGAGCGGAGAATCTAGAAAAGCAGATGCACAGGCTAGAAACAGCTCTAATGAATGAAAATTACATTGGAGACTATTTTAGCAAGGAGGGCGTCGCTGTCTCGGAACAGCTCCTTGACTCTTACGAGATCGAGGAGATGCATCCGGTAATCGTAGATATGAATCGTAAAGGAGAAAGGATGTATGAAGTCCTTGGCTCCTTAGATCAATATCTAGAATACCCCGACCAGATTGACCCAGTTGAGTACATTCCAATACCCTCAAGAATGGCATACTTTGGAGATACGTTTGCGCATCGCCAGAAGTATCGCCGTCTTGTAGTACTAGAAGCATTAAAGAGGCTCGTATCAAATTAATTCTTGACTACGTCTGGGGGGGTTGTCCCGGATGGTCTTCACGACCACGCAGTAGTTTGTGACCGGTTAAACCGG